GAATCACTATACCGTCCAATATTATAATGTATCAGGCTCTCAAATATATTGACGAAAAAATATACTAGAAACGAAATGAGTAAGAGACGTGATTTACTAAACATATACTTAACAAACATTATAACATGGTTAATATATTCACAATACAAATATAGAAATAAATGGAATATATATTAGAGGATAGTAAAACCCCCATTATTCTACCAAATGGTTATATCCATCCCGAATTAGAGAAAATAGAATTTACATGGACGAATGCACTACCGATTTCACTTATATTATGTTTACCATTGTACACAATAAACAGTTTATCTGGATTAGGATATCAGAAATTTTGCCCTCAAATCATCATTCCGCGCGAAAAGAGAATCGACGAAACCCCAGATTTTTTAAGTAGTTGGAATAAATAATTGTAACCAAAACCCTTTTTGATTTTTTTTACCAATATGAATAATGTCATTTTTGTTGCGATGGCATTATTTACTATATTCAATTCAATAAAGGAAATGCTGTTAGAATATATAATCCTTCCTCTCCAAATAAATATACGCCATGTCTTTATATAGATAAGATGATAAATGCATTATATTTGGAACCGATCCTAGACCCAAAAACGAACGAATATGCTAATGTTATAATAATTAATGAATACCCAGAAGGACCTTTGCGTAATCTGGTGAAGCAGACACGATTGCCAGAAGTATCACAATTCAAAAAAACAATGACCGCAAAATGTAAATATATATTGGTTGACCCAGATAATCAATACATGGAAATACCGTTCCTATTTTCATATTTACATACGAATGGGTATACGATAGAATACGAACAAACGAAACTATACAAAAATCCATATCTAATATGTATGATTTCATATACACGGGTAAATTGAATAATAGTTTTCACATCATATAATAAAACAATGTCGGAATACGATTATATAATTATAGGTGGCGGTTTAGCTGGACTCTATGTTGCATACAAGCTCAATCAGATGGAACCAAATGCAAAACTACTGATTTTAGAGAGAAATCGCGCAATGGGAGGACGTATTGACACAATTGGTAAACTAGAGGCGGGCGCGGGACGTTTCCACGACGGAAACAAATTACTATTGGCATTGATAAGCGAACTCGGTTTAAGTGATAAAATCAAACCAATATCAGGTTTCGAACATTTTATGCCATCCAAAGGTCCGGACCGCGGTAAGCTATTTGACTGGAAGCCCATTAATGAAATAACCGATAAATTTATCAAAATGTCACAACCCATCCCATACGATATAACATTTATAGAATACGCAAAGACAAAACTAACCAAAGACGAGATAACACTTTTGTTAGATTTCTACGGATATTCGGCAGAATTAACGAACATGAATGCAAAAGATACCGTCTCATTAATGAAGCAACATTTGAATCCGAAACGTAAATATTATGCAATGGATGGAGGTCTGTCTCAAATAATAGACCGACTTATTCTAACAATCAATGCACAGATGTTGACGCATCGTCGAGTAACGAATATTACTACGACATCTTCTCCTACATGCGCTATTGAAATCGAATGCGATGGAATAAAACGCAAATATACTGCGAATAAATGCATCTGCGCTGTAACAAAGGATACGCTTATTAAATTCCCAATATTCAAACCGATCTATCCACTTCTTCGAAAGATTCAGACCCTTCCGCTATGTCGCATATATTCTCAAGTCCCAGATATACCACATACGAAACTAACAACGAACAACAATTTACGTATAGTGATACCAATAGACAATAAAACAAATACGGTAATGATGTCATACACAGATAATAAATACGCAAACTTCTGGAAGAAAATGCTCGACGAACATGGGATGGACGCAATTAATATAGAACATCAGCGACTCTTAAGTCAAACGTTGAACCGAAAAATACAAATGCCGAAGAACACTCAAGTTTTCTATTGGAAACATGGGGTTGCATATTTCGCACCCGGATTTGATAGCGAAACAATGCCGAAACAAATTATGATACCATTCCGTAATATCCCCCTATTCGTATGCGGAGAGAATTATTCAGAGAAAAACAATCAATGGATGGAAGGATCGTTGGATACAAGCGAATATATTTTGGGAAGTATAAGAGCAGACTCCCTAATTAAATGTAATTATTGATACGGTTTTCTCCTAGACAACGGACAACTTTGGCGTGGTCCGCTTCAACTCCACTACCGATGGTAGATTCAAAGCCCTCTTGAATAACTAGCCAAGGGAAATAAGAATAGGAATGTTCTCTGGTCTGTAAGCGGGAGGTCATCCAATCGCTAGATGCAAATTCATTCGCATACCAATTCAATAGGCATTGTGCTCCTCGTAATGATATGATATAAGCGCCAGTCAAATACTGATCCCTAACTACGGTCCATTTGTCTTCTGGTACAATTGGTTCAGATGCATTGAGAAACACTGCGTCCCATTCAGGGTCGTCTACTAAAGATAATAACTCCAATTTCTCACGCCAGTCTTCGACAAACATCGCATCATCCTCCAAAATCATTGCGTATTCTAATTGGCGTTCAATGATTGTGCGCCATATATTCACATGAGATTGCCCGCAAGCTTTCTGACCGTCATTCAAATATCCAGCGAATCGGTCAACTACCATATCAGGAGTAGATGCAGTCCAGCGTTCACAATCAATCCCAAGTCCATTCAATCTAGTACTCATCCGTGACCAGCGATGGTCAAGTGAAATACAAAACGTATTTGATGAACTAAGAACGAAGCGCATGTATTATTTAGATATATTTAGTTTTTTATATATATTTGTTTTATAAATCCATATCGGCATATTGAGGAATATTCATGACATTCTTAGGTGCGGGTTTACCTAATATTATGTATTCGCACTTAACTCCAGTCATAAACGAAGCTTGGTCAAGTAAACCGATTGCACTTTCAATATTCGATGCAGTGCGTTCCACAACGAACGGACGAATTCGTTCAATGATATCAATAAAAGAGTCGGTATCAGTGAAACTGATCCAGATAGGTGTTTGTCCAGCTAATATCATTCGACGCGAACCTGACTCTGCTATACGTATTCCATCTCCGATTGAATCATAGTTTATAGTTTCCCATCCGATATCAATAATCGGGATTGTCAAAGTAGATTTCATTTTAGGTTTTTCTTTCCAAACACGATTCAACCAAGCTTCATTTCGGTCTTTAGCGAGCGCGTATGTCACGAGTTTACCAAGAGGTATCGCAAATACAGCGGTGTCATAAAAATCAGAAAAATTACTGGCACATATTGCGCGGTCTTCAGTATGGACTTTCATAAACGCCTTTTTTTGACGCAATAAAGCACATATAGGTACTGTTTCGGGTCCAATATCAGACCATTTCCCAGAACACTGTTTGATTTGCACGGTTTCTAGTTCGCGGTTTAACATTGAAACCATTTTACGATAAGACTTTTTATCTACACTCCTACCAGAGCCAAACATCTGCGACCATTGAAGTATCATGAGTTCAAACAACCAACCGAAACGACTTTTTTCGCGAGGTGTCCATTTCGCAGCGAATGACATGAAATCCCTCCCTGATGGGCGAGGTACCAGAGTATTGGGGTTTGTTTTTTTGAGTTGCATGTAATTGCCGAAAGCATTATTCCAAGCAATTCGATCCTGATTCAATTGGTAATTCATAATCCCGATTGCTGAGTCAATGATGGCATCGGCATTTGGGTCTTTCATTCGCCTTACATATCCACACAAGTATTTAATGTCCGCCCATGAACCAACCCCAATTGTGGTGACAATGAAACGAAGCGCCTTGATAGTCTCTACTGGATAATGGCGATACCAGACGCATAACATGGCGTAGGTTAAATCGCGTTGACCCATGCCAGTATTTATGTCGCGCGTGTGAGCGATGAGTCTATACAATAAATTATACTCCATACTATTGGGAGCGACTGAAGACAGTAAGTTATCTAAATGAGACGGAATACACTCACCGTTTACTAGTGATGTATAAAATACATTAATCGCTTCCATTAATGATATAACTCACAAAATACTTATATTCTTTCGGGTTTTATTAAATTGTGTAGTGTAAGTGACTCGTTTTGTAGATTTAATACCATTAAGATTTTTACGTAATGCTGACTTTACGGGAACATGATGTATTTCTTGAAATAAAAAATAGAGTGCATTTAGATCATGAAAAATGAATATGGACGGTGGGACTACAATATCATCAACGAAGGACAATTTGGTTATGAATCGCGAGGATACTTCCATTTGTGAATACACCTGTATATGTTCAGGTTCCAAATCAACTAAAAACATCCAAGAATCTAAAAACGCATACTTAACATCTGATTTGATAGATTTTTTGGCTTCAACAATTTTGAGAACCCGTTCCTTGGATATCATATTATTATGTACTTCTATTGTTTCATCGATAATCTGTTCTATATATTTATTTTGATTAATAAACAGAAAAAAACATTTGATTGATTCCATAGGTTCGCGTTGGAATTTTTCTTGAATCTGTAATAGGTTCTCCTCTTCTTTAATCCACGACATATGTTATAGTTCGTCATGATTTTAGTTTTGTAGTTATAACGAATAGACGATATAAAGAAATATTGTAAGTAAGTATGTCTCAAAACCGCATAATTTTATTGTATTATAATAGAAAAAAAAAACTATAAAAATAAACCAAAACAAAACAAATAATTGAGGCAGTAAAATTGATTCAACGGATTAGTAAATATAATTATTAAATAAAAACATAATTATTTTATAAAAATGGAATCGATACTATGTATACCAAGGATGGATGTCATAACATCAAAACAATATATATTAAGCACATTTTACAAACTGAAATGGGGACATATTTCACTAGTAAATGAAATACCTTTACGGAATGATCCGACACATAAGCGCATCATAATACGAGTCAAATGGGATGATTGTTCGCATGATATCCGTTCGCGAATCCATGATGGAGGCAGTATAAAACTGGTTCATGATATAAACTCGCCTTGGTTTTGGAAGATTATGCTATGCAATTAGTTTGGGGGGGGAGGGGAGGAGGGATATAGATCCTATTATTTTATCTTAAATTCGGGTCTCGATATTAGATATTCGATACAATAAAATGTTTTTTTTATTGGCATATTAGCCATCAAACAAAAAAAAACATTTTATATGCACGTAAAAACCTTGGTACATAAAATTGAAAATATTTGTAGACTCATAGGAATACAATCAATAAATAAAAAAAATATGAATATAGAAAAGGAACCACAAAGAGAGATAAATTATATAAATCAATATCGTAGACAAATGAAGAACTATGTAATGACATCAAGGTTTAATAATTCTACATGGACTGAGAACACGAATTTCCGAAAGCGAATAGATAAACATGGATGTGTTTACTGTGCACCAATGGTCGTATCACAAGATATTCCGTATGATTCAATTATGTTCGTATTAGAAATGAACAATGATATTAACCGAATAATGGGTATTGGTATGGTAAAAAACCACCCAGTACAATACAAATATAATGTATATGAAAATAATAATTTCAATAGATACGTGTATACTGGAAAATATAGGATAGATCGCAGTTCAATGACAGAGGAAGAAGAGAGCATTATACGTGCATTTGATATTCTATGTTTTAGTGGTAATCGTCACATGAAACGAGGACAAGGTCTAACAGCATTTCCAGTTAAGAGTTTATGTCGTTGCGCGTATAATAAAATGGATTTAGTTGAATTCATAACAAATATGTTCAAAACAAGAATTATTGTACAAGAAATATAAACATAATATGTATAAGTTTCTATGGATGATATATATAATATAGATGGTTATACGGATAACGAATTGTATACAGTATTAGATCTATCAAATCCGACGGATAGAGAATTAGAAGCAAAAATACTTCATATGATATGGAAATACGAGAACTTCGGAAACGCATCAGGAGATAAGTTAGTACGTTATTTTAATGATATATACAATCATTTTTTTAATACTAATATAGAGGGCATGGAGAACCAAGAAACTCTAGATTCAGAACAAGATCCCGATCCCGATCCAGATCCAGATCCAATTCCAATTCCTGTAACAGTTCCCGACCCCGTTCCAGTTGGAACATCATATTCAAGCGGTGAATTAAATCCAATTTTTAAACAAACAATAAATCGCATAGTAAATATTGATAGTCAATATCGTAATAAATCGTCCCTAACCACGGATTATACGTTTAATCTTTCTACGCCATTAAAGGATGTAATAAGTTTAAAATTGAATTCCATTCAGATACCATATACATGGTATACCATAAATGCAAATTATGGCAGTAACTTCCTATATTTAAAGGGAGTATCTCCTGGTTTGTCCGATGGCAATTACGATATACAAGTTCAAATAAATCCCGGTAACTATACTGCAAATGCTCTAGTTGATGCGGTAAATGATTCATTCGTAGCATTACAAATTGACCCAGAATATACGGATATAAGTTTTGGTACTACAGGAATTACATATGATTATCCAAGTTCCAAATCAAAGATAAATATTGATATAAAGAAAATATACAACGAAACGGATTATACATTTGATTTCGGAACTTGGTCTACCCCTAATGTTGTAGATACCCCTAATGTTGTAGGTACAACCCGCGCAGCTTCAATACCATCATTTTTAGGATTTAATTTTAAATCATATTCACCTAATAAAATTCATTCCAGATATGATATACTTCCACTGATTGCAAATTCATCGTCGGATAACGCAATAAGCCAATATGCTTTAGATAACACCAATAATTACTTCCATATAATAAATTACAGCGGAACTGAGTATACAACAGACCCATCAAATTGTATCATATTGGATGATATTAAAATAACGCTGTCGCTTACACCTGGAACAACATATTCTCGTTCACAAATCATTTCAGATCTAAGTGGACAATTATCAATAAATCCAAAATTAATAAATCCATATATACGCCGTCATGATTATACAGATACAAGTAACAATGGATTTATAGGACATAACAAATCATACCATGAAATGTATATACAATTAAATCGTTTTAAAACAACACGAGTAGAGGGTTCAAAGGTAGCAATTGTATTTCAGGACGGTAATATTTGGTATGGGATATCATCTGCACTAGTATTCGAGAATAAAAAATACGAATTAAGTAATATAATTTCCGAATCAAGTGCACCGCAATCGTCTATCGTAATAGCATCACCAGAGAACAATCCAAGTCACATATATCTAAGATGTAAGATACCATATTTTAATGGGAGAACAGATACTGGTAATATTATCTTTGAAGGAAACACAATAGCAAATGATTTTAAAATTGATATAACAAGTTCGCCTGGATATACGTTGAATAGTTACTTAGATGAAATAAACCAGAAAATCATAAATAACAGCGATAATGGTAATATAAATATAACAAACACACTAGTCACTGTAGAAAATTCATTAACGAAAATAAAAGTAGATATTAATAAACGCTTTCGTGAAAATGCATACATACTGGATTTATCACAAAATTCATATATACAAGCATCATTAGGGTTTACGAGTGGAAATGATTTATCCAACGACATATCTGGGAATACATATACAAGCGGATTGTATGACATACCAAACGGTACAACTATTATGATAATAAAGCCGAAAGTCAGCGGCGATAACAAAAATATAAATGCATATGTAGTAAAAAATACAGGAGCTAAGATACAGTCAACGAGTCCGCAGGCTGTATCAGCTAGCATGTCAAATATATTTGCTACGTTTGTAGATGAATTTGGTGACAATGTGCTGAGTGGTTCTACATTAATTTTTACTAGGCGACCAGACGACGGACTAACGTTTGCTACATTACGCGTAGTTATTAATAAATATTTAATAGAACAATTTTACGACATAGAATTTGTGGACCCTAGTGCAAATTCACTATCTTCAAGAATAGTTGGTTGTGGGACTGATGCAAGTGATAATGGACTATTGGCATATTCTGACGATAATGGAGCCAATTGGCATGGCGAAACAAGTGATATATTTTCACAAAAGGCGAATGCAGTTGCATACAATGGAAATATATGGGTAGCCGCAGGGAATGGAACAACTAATACACTCGCGACATCAATTGACGGAAATACATGGACTGGACGAGGTAAAGACACATTTTCAGAAGAGGCAACTGGGGTTGCGTGGAACGGAAACATATGGGTTGCTACAGGGAAATGCGATGGTAATACTCTCGCCAAATCAACGGATGGTATTACATGGACTGGTCTAGGTAAAACGACATTTTCTGAAACAGCAACAGGTGTCGCATGGAATGGCGATACATGGGTCGCTACTGGGGCAGGCACTGGTAATACGCTCGCAACATCAACGGATGGGACTACATGGAATGGTCTAGGTAAAACTATATTTACTACGAAGGGAACCAGTGTTGCGTGGAATGGATATATTTGGGTTGCAACGGGACATGGAGGGAACACTATAGCATATTCTAAAAATATAATGGGTAATACTTGGACTCCTAGTGCGAACACTGATTTATTTTCAGTGGGAGCCA